TTCCTCTATAACTTATAGATCCGACTGAAACCGCACATGCAGTTAACAATGCTCCACCTACTGCCGCTACTACTTCTATCACTTTTCTGTACCTTAATTTATAGCTATTATAGATTAAAAACTTATGTCAGAGCAAAAAGGTAAAAATCCACTACAAAAACTTAAAGAAAAATTTGACGATAAAGAAGAACAATTAGAAATATTAGGTACTTTTATTAGACTTGGCGTTATGGTATGGGCTGGATTTATAATTAGCCTTAATTACATTACAATACCAGGCTTAACAGAGGATAGAGAAGTTAAAGATATAACCTTTATAGCTTCAGTATTTACAGGATGTTTGGCTTCTTTTAATATTACCCCTGGAGGTAAAAAGAAAAAAGATAATAATGATTTAGAAGGTAAATCTATTGCAAACTCTAACGGAAACGTGCAAACTATAAGAATAATACAAGAACCAATAAAAATTATTGGTGCTACTACAGTTGACCCAACTAAAAAAGAATGAAAAAATTACTATTTATTTTTTTATTTGCATCTACACCAGTATGTTATGCAGATCTTTCTCACAGTATTACCAGTTCTGTAAAATTAACTGTAGGAGGTGCAACAACCTCTAGTGACCGCATAGGTAGTAGCTATAGCGTAAGTGGTACAGGAGTTGATACAACCTATACATCAGGAGGAAGTGCAGTCGCTAATGGGGTAGGTTCATTAACAATATCTTCAGGAATTGGTAGCGTACCAGATTTGACAGTTACACAAGACGTTCCAGCTAATAGTTTTTCCTTTAGTCAGTCATTCACTCAAGCGGATGCTATACCAGGAAGTTCAGTTACTACTGGTGAGACAGCAAATTTTTCTGATCTAACAAGTGTTTCTGGAGGAACTGCAGGGAATTTAGCAGGTACTATTACATCAGCAGGTGCAATTTCTCTTACAGCAGGTGGGGCAAATACAGAAGCAGTAGGACAAGTAATAACTACTCTTATTGTTGAGTAAATCATGTATAGGCTTATAGGGCTGTATGCGTTATTCTTTGCACCAGTTTATGCAGCACCAGTAATCCCAAATTTCCAACAAGGGGTTCTACAGCAACATGTAGAAACACGATCAGTAGTACAAGAAGATATAAAAAGTTTTGATATAAGGAATGGTTATCAGCTAACAGTAGGAGGAGAAAACGTAAAGAGTAATACAGGTAATGTTGCACCTGCAGGGTGGACTAAGGTTAATACAACAGTGCAAGGAGTAGGTACTACTTATGTATCACCTGATTTAAATAATCGCCCTACTTTTTCAATTGTAAATGAAGGACAAAGTTTTATGTATTATGAGACTCTTGAAACACCAGGAATAACAAATTTTACACATATTACTAGAGAAACAACTGTTGAAAGTATAAGCGATAGTACTTCCACCTTTAGTCAATGAAAAGATATATATTTTTACTGCTGATATTAAATAATCCTGTTTTTGCAAATTCTATTAATACTACCTCGAATTCCAGTGGGTCAGTGGTCAACCAGGCGGTGCAGGTTGTACCATCTAGACAATTTCAATACCAGATGAATGGTATTAGCTGTCAGGGTGCAACATTAAATATATCTCCATTTGTTTCTACAACGTATGGATTTGCAACCCCTTATGAGCCATATTTTGACAGGCCAATATATTCAACAAGAGATATAGAAGGTGATACAGATGATAATGGTGCAGCTACAGGTGATGGCGATGTTGATGCTGGTTATAGAGGAGAAATACTTTACTTTGAGAAGGTGCGTACAGGCATGAGACAATCCAATACTTCTATAAATGGTGGTATTACTGCAACATTTTCTATACCTTTAGATAGAACAAAAGTTAAACAATGTAGAAAAGCAATGCAAAAACAAAATGAATTATATGAAGCATCACTAGCTGCTAAAAGATTAAACTATGAGATGAGTAGGGCAAAGACATGTGCAGATAATTTAAAAAATGGATTTCGATTTAAACCAGGCACAGCGATGGCACAAATTTGTAGTGATATTGAACTTATAACACCTCCAAATGTTGAGCATACCCATAAAATAAAATAGATTATTGCAGTTTACTTTTTATAGGTTTTTTACCTGTAAATCTTGTACCTTTTTTACCTAATATTTTTTTAAATTTACTAATTAACTGCTTAAACAAAGGTTTTAATAATTTTGTAAGAAAAGGTGTAAGTGTAGCTGCTGTTGTAGCTACTATTGTTATTGCAAATGTTGTAGATACAGTATTTAGTGAAGGTAGGTATTTTTCAACTTTTGAAGTAGGAGTCCACAATACTATACATTCTTTTGTTTCTTCTATATATTCAAAACCAGTAACTTTTTCAGTACCTTTACTATTTAAATCACCTATGCGTGGGTTGTTTTTTTTTGGATCAGGGCATGGGGGTTGTTCTGTATTAACATCAGGTATTTTAGGTTCTACTGTTTCAGGTTCAGGTGTTTCTACATTTGTAGGAGGATCTTGTTTTTTCTCTATAATTACTAAATCTTTTTTGTTGTAATTTATAGGCTCATAAAAAGGTAATGGGCAAATATTTATATTACCTGCAGGGTCATCTATAAATAACCGATTATTTTTTGTACCATCCCTTCTAATAGTTGTACAGGGCATATTAAAAACAGGTGGTAATGTTCTTGTTATATGTTGTCTGTTAGGTATTGATGACTGCCTTGGAATATATATATTAGGTATTCTAGGTATTGCAGAATTTTGAATAATATCAATTTCTGGCATTTATAAATTTATAGAAGATTTAGGTTTTGTTGGTATAGCAGGTTGTGTAAATTTTGGAATCTGTTTATTTATAAGATCAGGCATATTTTCTTTTATATTATCGACAATAATATTTTTTATCTTTTCTTGGCCTTTAGGACTTGTTATAAATTTGTATGCAAAGTATGCTGAGCCTAATGTTGTTAATGAAGCTAAAAAGCTTATAGCAACAATAAAATTAATTATTTTTTGTGACATGGTAAAACTGGCTGTAATTAAAGCACTGGCTTTTTCAAGTGTGCTAGTTCTAGTCTGTATTGTAGCTCTGTCTCCCTTGTACGTCACGATGAGCCTTATGACAAGGCAGATGCAATCAGATAAGGTTAATTAAGACCAAGGCACACCAGTAGTTTTTGTAGGTGTTTTAGATTCTGTTATCTGTGCAGCAATATTAGTTTCTATTGCAGTAACTTCATCAGCACCTAAAGCAGCTTTAGCCCATGCGACAGCATTATTTTTCGTAATATCTTTATATGCAGTGAACGATCCACTGTCGGCTTCAGCAAGTCCTACAGAACCATAAGAAGAACCAATATGCTCTCCATCTGCATCATTGGCAGTCCAGTGAACAGTAGTTACGACATCAGATAAACTTCCTACAGTTTTTGTTGCATCTAGAGAAACAACATTCCAAGTAACAGCCATGATAATAATTAATAAGGGTTTATAAAGTTAAGCAGTTTGCTCAACAGGTTCTACAAGTTCCTTAAGAGTTTTTATAGCACCCTGATCTTCAATGAGAGGTTGTTGTAAAGCTCTTAATTGTTCTTGTAGTTTTGCTATCTGTTGCTCAATTTGTTGTGCTTGAGCAACATTTGTATTGAAGCGTTCTTGCACTTCGTTTAGTTTTTCTTCTGGTGTGGGCATATTAAATTAATTTATCCTGATTATACTAAGCAGTTTCAAGAGCTTCAACTCTGGCTGTCAATTCCTGTATTGCTTTTAAAATTTCATATGTGAAGTTATGTCCAACAGTCCAAGGCTCGACTCCATCAGGAACATTATCTCCAGTTCCATCATCTGAAGCATCTTTTTTAACTTTATTAGGAAAAATATTGATTAACTCTTGAGCAATTAAACCAATACCTGATCCTCCCTGTTTGAAATCAAATTTTTTCAATGATAACTGATTAATTTTATCTAAAACATTATCCATGTTTTCAATATTAGTTTTAATTCTTCGATCAGAACCACTAAATAATTCAACTCCATTAGTTGAACCATCTCGTCTAATACCACCATTATCTGTATTACCTGAACCACGTTTAAATAATATAAAATCTTGTTGGCTAGAACTGTTTGAACTTGTTACACCTAAAGCACCACCTGCAGAAGAATTTCTTACCTCTAATTTATTATCAGTATTAGAGCTTGAAGTAGTTCCTATTAATACCGTACCATTTGAACGTATACGCATGCGTTCAGTAAAGCTACCAGTATTTCCATCTAAAGTATGATGACCAAATGTTAAAGTTTGACCATCTGCAACTGCAATATCTCCTTCATTTGTTGAGTTTCCATCGACTACTAAAGCAGGTAAGTTATTTGTCCCAACCGTTCTTACAGTTCCATTAACTTCTAAAGGATAACTTGAACTTGTAGTATTTATACCTATTCTTCCAGACGAATCTATACGCATACGTTCTGAACCATTAGTATCAAAAATCAAAATTTTACTGTCAGTAGTACCTATTGCAAAATTCTTACCTGTGCTTGTAAATGAATTAATACCAGAAGTCTGTGTTATATCTATATGTTGTGATGAAATTCTTTGAAATCTTGCTGTTCTATCATTTGTTTGTTTATAGACATGCAATGCACTATCTATAGAAGTTACACCGATACCTACGTTTCCAGATGAATCTATACGCATGCGTTCAGATGCAACTGTATAAAATAACATAGAATCTGAAGTGTGATAGTACCTAATTCTTCCTACATCTAAATCGGCATCATCTCCGAAATGCAAACCTGTATATGTACTATCTGTTGATTTAATTGATAATCTTGCAGATGATCCTGATGTAGTAGATTCTATTTGGACATGAACTCCTCCATCTGTAATATTAATGCCTGAACTTGTTGTCTCAAATTTTTTACTGCCATCGTGATATAGCTCTACACTTCCGTTAGGAATACAGTTGACTGCGGCTTCTACTGAAGCAACTCTTAAAGTTAACTGTCCAGTTGAATTTTGAATGAAAGAGTCCGTTCCATCATGGAAAACTTGTAGGTCTTGATTGGATCCAAAAGTTAATTTAGAACTATCATTTGGTATTGAAATATCATCAGCAGATCCAATTCTAAAACATTCAACATTATCTACTTCAAAACCAATAGAATTACTTGTTGAAAATAAAAATGGAAGTGTAGTGCTATCAGATGCAGGGCTTTTTATTGATAAATTTCTATTGTTTGAGCCTAATGCAGCTTTAAAATTGGCGATAATCGCATCTGTCCCAGAACCCTCGACCTCAATACCATTAGCTGTAGTTTCAAATCTTAGACTATTATCATAAAATATCTGCACTGCTCCATTTGCAGCACAAGTCAAATAATTTTCATTACCAGCAGATCTTATTCTTAAATCATCAGATTTTAAAAAACAAGTTGATCCATCTGAAAATATTTCTAGGTCTGAACCTGCACCAAATATTGCTTTATCAGCATCAGCAAATACTATATCGTTACTATTAGTTGCTAAGTCACCGCCTAAAGTTGGTGACGTATCAGAAACTAAATCAAAACTAATTCCTGTAAGGTTAGATCCATTAATTGCTGGTAACGTGGAAGGAAAACGTGCATCAGGTATAGTGCCAGATGTTAAATTGCTTGCATTTAAAGAATTTATAATAGATGAAGTAACATAGTTAGCTCCATTTGTGATTTGATTATTATTAGTAATATTAGTAGCACCAGTAGCAATACCATCAAGTTTATTTTTTAATGCGTCTGTAAAATTGTTTTGAGTTAGCCCACCATCTCCTACAGATAATTTATTAGTTAGATTCTGATAAGAAATGTCAATATTTGTTGTCCCATCAAAAGAAGTTCCAGCAATGGTTCTTGCTGTTGCTAGAGCTGTTGCAGTCGCAGAATTACCTGTATATTGAGTCCCTGATAATATTTGTGTACCACCTATTTTTAAAACTTTTCCTGAAGCTAAATCTAAATGCTCTGATAATGTCCATGAATCTGTGGAATTTACCCAGTTAATAGTTTTTGTAGTAGTTCCTAATAAACTTAAACCCCCTCCATCAGCGGTAGTATCTGAAGGGCTAGAAACCTTCCCTATCTCTATATTTTTGTCCTCTACAGTAAGAGTTGTAGTATCAATAGTAGTAGTTGTACCATTTACAGTAAAATTACCTTCAACAGTTAAGTTTCCTGATAATGATCTGTTAATGTCAGGTATTGGTACATAATCCAAACTTTGCCATGCTGTAGATCCATCACCTATCTTAAATTTTTTTGTATCTGATTCTATACCCCATTCACCTGCTAATAAAACAGTATTATTAGATGTCCAATTACTAGCAGTATCCCTTCTTTGCTTTTGTAAAGCATTTAGTGTAATTGTCATGTCTAATTAGAGTTTCTTGAATCTATTATATATTCTCTTGCAGGTGAGGAACTACTTGTTAAGGCATCTACTAAATATTCTCTTGCAGTTGTTGTAGAATCGCCAGCATCTAACACAAGATCACCGCTATCTATTGGTACAGTTACTAATTCAATTTCAACATTCCATTTGCTTGTAATACCATCAGATATTGTAGGTGCTGTTGCATATAAGTATGCAAAATCTGATATTAAAGCTACCGGAGGTGAATTATATCCGCT